GAAAACAACGCGCGAGGGAATCGCCCCCACGCGCGCGGAAGCGGCCCCGCCCGACCTGGTGATCCCGGTTGAGGGCCACGTTCTCGACTACCGCGACACCGCCGAGATCGCCGGGATCGTCCGACTGATGCGCGACTTGGGCTTCGTGCCGTGGACGGAGTACCGGGCGCGGAAAGACGCTACTGACATACTGTTGACAGAACGCCCGTGCTAGACGTACACTGTCGGCACCGGGGCATACTCTTTTTTGATGAGCCCCGGCGTGTCGCGGGGTAGAGCAGCGGCCAGCTCGCAGCGCTCATAACGCTGAGGTCAGGGGTTCGAATCCCTTCCCCGCAACCGCACTGGCGCGGCGGCATCTGGGCACAGCGGGAGTTCCATCTCCTCTCCCGCGATGGGCGTGCGAATCGTCCCAGCCGGGCCGATCCCCAACCGCATAGTCAAAGGCCACACGATGGCCCTTTCGCCAGATAGCCTCATGATGGCTCGGCGGGAGGGCCATCCCCCTTGTCGATCGTCAGGCTGGCGGAGACCATCGAGACACCGGGCGGGTCGGGCGTCATCACCGCCGACCTCACCAAGGAGTACGCCGCCGGCGGACCCGGCCACGGCGTCGGCTTCCTCCGCACCCTCGCCCTGTCCATCGACGACATCACCGCCGACTTCGGCGACGACCTCTACCAGCGGATGCTCTGCGACGCGCGCGTGGCCTCCGAGGTCGATTCCCTGCGCGCCGCGATCATCGAGGACGGCTTGCAGCTCGCGCCCGCCGTCGCCGACGAGGGCGCGGACGGCTACGCGCTGGCGAAGGCGATCCACGCCGCCGCCGAGCGGACCCTCGACGACCTCGAAACCCCGCTCGACGATGTGCTCTGGGACATGCTGAAGGCGGTGGCGCTGGGCAACCGGATCGCCGAGGAGTGCTACGAGTACGGCGACATCGACGGGCGCACCGGCCTGGTGCTGACCGCGCTGCGCGTCAAGCCGCGCCGGATGGTCGCGTTCGTCACCGACGCCTACATGCGCCTCGTCGGGATCCTCGCGACCCCGCCCGGTGGCGCGTCGCTCGCCTATGCCGGAGCCATCAGCCCGCAGTCCCCGCCCCCCACCCTCCTGCCGCGCGGCAAGTTCGCGGTCCTCAGTTTCCGCCCGGAGGACAACGACCCGCGCGGCACCTCCGTCCTGCGCCCCGCCTACACGCCGTGGAGCCTGAAGCTCCAGGCCCTCCGCGAGCACGTCAAATTCCTGGCGCGCTTCGCCTCCCCCGCCGTTATCGGCATCCTCTCCCCCTCGGCGCGGGACAAACGCGTGCTGGATCCGGTGACGAACGAGCCGACCGACGAGGTGATCCGGGCGGTCGATGCCCTGCTGGCGAGCCTCCTGGAGTTCCACAACGGCTCGGCGCTGGTCGTCCAGGCGGGCACGGAGATCAAGGAGTTGTATTCGACCGGCGAGGGCCGGGCCTTCCTCAACGCCTTCGGCGAATACAACCGCGACATCGCGCTCGCCATCTCCGGGCAGACGCTCGCCTCGTCGGAGGGCGAGCACAACGCGCGGGCGGCGGCCCAGGTCCACCAGGACACCCGCAACACGCGCGTGCGCCAGGCGAAGAAAGCGGTCGCCCGGATGATGCGCCGCGACGTGCTCCAGCAGTGGGCGGTCGCCAACTGGGGCGAGGCGGCCCGCGCGCTCACCCCGCTCGTCACGCTGGGGAGCGTCGAGGAGGAGGACATGACCCCCCGCTGGAACGCGGCGGCGGCGCTGAACCGCGCGAGCTACCTCACGCCGTCGCAGAAGGCGGCGCTCGACCCGCAGATCGGCCTCCCCCAGCGGACGCCCGAGGAGGTCGCGCGGGAGACGGAGCAGGCCCAGCAGCCACCGCCGGTCGCGCCACCGGGCAACCAGCCGCCCGGCAACGACCCGAACGCCGGCGACGGCGCAGATGACGGAGGTGCGGCGTGAGCGAGCGACAGGTGCCGCACGTCTGGCAGGCGATGACCGCGACGTGTTGGGCGATGCTCCCCGAGCAGGTCGCGCTGATGTTCGACATCGCCTCCCGCGATCACCTTGAAGAGGGCGGTATCGAGGCGATCGCCGCGAAGCTCGGTCGCCCGCTCGACAACAGCCGGTCGGTCACGGTGCGCGACGGCGTGGCGGTCATCCCGATCGAGGGGGCGATCTTCCCGCGCGCCTCGCTCTTCACCGCGATCTCCGGCGGCGTCTCGGTGGACACCCTCGCCGCCGACTTCTCGACCGCGCTCGCCGACCCGCTCGTCACTGGGATCGTCCTGCTGATCGACTCGCCGGGCGGCGACAAGAACGGCGTGCCCGAGCTGGCCGGCATGATCCACGCCGCGCGCGGGAAGAAGCCGATCGTCGCCTACGGGCGCGAGTTGGTCGCGTCGGCGGCCTACTGGATCGGTTCGGCGGCCGACGAGCTCGTCATCGCCAGCGACGCGCTGGTAGGCAGCATCGGCGTAGTGGCGGGCGTGGCCGACCCGAGCAAGCAGGGCGGGCGAAGCATCCAGTTCGTCAGCAGCCGCGCGCCGCACAAGCGCACCGACCCCACCACGGAGGCGGGGCGGGCGCGCTACCAGGCCCGGGTGGACGCGGTGGAGGACATCTTCATCGCCGATGTCGCCCGGTATCGCGGCGTCACGCCCGAGAAGGTCATGGCCGACTTTGGGCAGGGCGACCTGCTCGTGGGCCAGGCGGCGGTGGCGGCCGGTATGGCCGACCGGCTGGGCAGTTTCGAAGGCGTCGTCGCCGAATTACAGCAGCGGGCGCGGGAGCCGCGTCGCATCGGTATCGCGGGGCGGATCGCCGCGCAGAGCAACGGAGGCAGCATGCCGGATCAGAAGGGTCGTATGGAGCGGTTCATGAGCTGGCTCGCCGGGGAGGGTGACGACAGCGCCTTCGTCGGGGCCGATAGCGCGGCGAGCGGGATCGAGGGGTCGGGCAATCGCAATATCGCCCCGCCCGCGACATCGAGCGTCGCACCCGGCGCGACGCATGCCGCAACGTCGCCCGATCCCGAGGTGGAGCGGCTGCGCGCCGAGCTCGCCCGCCGCGACGAGGCCGAGCGCGCGCGCGCCCGCGCCGACATCGGCACCCGCGCGCAGGGGTTCGCGGAGGCCGAGATCCGCGCCAGCCGCGCGCTCCCCGCCGAGCGCGACGCGCTGGTGGCCGCGTTCACCGACGCCGCGACCGACGACCTCGATCACCCGCGCGCCGAGGGCCAGCCGTCGCGCGTCGATCGGCTGACCGAGCGCCAGGCCGCGCGCCCCGCGCACGGCCTCACCGCCGAGCTCGTCCCGGTCAAGCCGAACGAGGACGGCACCCTGAGCGTCGTGGCGAACGCCGCGAGGACCAAGGAGGCGGGCGCGCCGCCGGAGTTCACCCCGGAGCGCTATCGCGACTCGCTCGCGCGCACCGAGACCGGGCGCGGCGTCCTCCTGCGGATGGGCGTCAACCACGTCGGCCCGCTCTCCGACGGGCAGCGGGCGACCCTCGCCGCCCGCATGGCCGAGCTGGCCCCGGCGGCACACGCGGCGCAGGCGGCGCAGTAATCCGGCCCGCTGGGGCCATACCGAACGGCGACACGGCGGCACGGGCCGCCACGAGAGAAGGGAGCGGCGCATGGTCCTGGTAGCTACGTTCAACCCGGCCGCGGGGCGGCTCGATCCGGTCTACGAGTCGGATCAGGTCCACGAGATCCACGTCAATCTGGTCCAGGGCACCTACGCCAAGGGGACGATCCTCGGCGAGCTCACCGCCACGCCCGGCACCTTCAAGCCGTATGCCAACGCCAACAGCGACGGCTCGGAGACGGCGAAGCTGATCCTCCGCTACGCCTGCACGGTCGATGCCCAGGGCAACATCGTCAAGGGCGACGAACTCGAATTGCCCGCGAAGAGCATCGACGCGATCTACCGGGGCGGCACCTGGAAGACCAGCGAACTCGTCGGGCTCGACGCGGCGGCGGTCGTCGATCTCCACGGCACGCTGATCAGCGGCACCCTCGCCAACGGCTACCTGAAGCTCGGCTAGGCCGGGCACCGACCCGCCGACCGGCGCACCCCGGCGGCACAGGCACCAGCGCCCGGCGCGGCCGGGGTGTGAGAAAGGGGCATCGCGGTGGATCCAGAAGAGTACACCTACCCGGTCGGCGCGGAGCTGTCGGCCATCGGCCAGGAATTCATGGCGGCGCTGACGCTGGACGACCCCATCTTCGGGCTATTCCCGATCACGCCGGTCAACAACCACCACATCGAGTGGGAGCAGCGGGACAACTACCTCGGGTTGCAGCAGATCCGCGGCCTGAACGGCGAGCCGCCGCGCGTCCTGAACATCGGCGGCAAGCGGTATCTCTACGAGCCGGGGATCTACGGCGAATTCCGGGCGATCGACGAGACCGAGCTGACCCGCCGCCGCCCCTGGGGGCAACGCGCGGGCACGGTGGACATCGGCGACCTGACCGGCGAGGCGCAGGAGCACCTGACGGTGCGCGAGGTCGCCCGGATGCGCCAGATCTGCTGGCTGCTGGCGACGACAGGCACGTTCGCCATCTCCAATCAGCACGGCGCGATCGTCTACCAGGGCACCTTCCCGATCCAGACGTTCACCTCGACCGTCACCTGGTCCACCAGAGCGACCGCCACGCCGATCGCCGATCTGCGCGCGGTCAAGCTGCTCGGGCGCGGCAGGGGGGCGAACTTCGGGCGCGGGGCGCGGGCCTTCGCGAACCAGGTCACGATCAACCGGATGCTGGCGAACACCAACGCCGACGATCTCGGCGGGCGGCGCGTCGTCAACGGGCCGTTCAACCTGGAGGACGCGAACAAGATCGCGGCGGGCGAGGATCTGCCGCAGATCGAGGTGATGGACGACGGCTACTTCGACGACGCCGGGGTGTTCCGGCTCTTCGTGCCGGATGGCGTCATCTCGATCGTCGGCCAGCGGCCCGGCAACGCCCGCCTCGGCGAGTACCGGATGACCCGCAATGTCAACAATCCGGGCGGCGCGCCGGGTGCCTACGACATCATCTGGGAGTCGCCGAAGCCGCCGAAGCGCGTCGAGGTCCATCGCGGCCACAACGGCGGGCCGGTGATCTACTGGCCGGGGGCCGTCGTGCGGATGAACGTCGGCTAGGCCGACCCGCCGGCGGGCGACGCCGGGCGCGAATGCTGGGCAGCGGAACGGAGGAGCAAATGGCGACGAAGTATCTGGTCACGCACAACGGGGTGGGGCCATTCCTCCTCGGGCAGGAGGTCACCGCCGCCGATCTGGGGGTGGACAAGGCGGGGCTCGATCGGCTGATCGGCTTGGGGGCGATCGGGGAGGTGGCGGGCGCGCCGGCCCCGACGCCACCCGTCTCGGGGGAGACGCCGCCGCCGAGCCTCACCACGGGACAGCCGGGCGGGGCGCTCGTGTCCGCGCCACTCACACCGCCCGCGAAGG